TTACACATCTTCTCGAAGTCATGTGGGCTTTTTACATTGCCCCAATTGATCGCTGATAAAGTACACAGGGCGATCCTACCATCCTCGTCGTTGACATCTCGTAACGGCACAGTTGGCAAATCAATTTCCGCGCAAAGATTACTCATCTTGATTGGTGCAACTTTTTCATCAAACGGCGAATGCGTGTTTGCATGATCGACGTTTTGTAAATAGATGCGTCCAGTATCTTTGCGTTCCTGCATAAACCTACTAAACAAATCTGCTGCCTTGTAGGTCTTCTTTCTCAACTTCGTATTACGCTCTGCTCGCTCGTATAGCTCTTTGAATCGGTCCTGATCATTGAAAAAAGCAGAGTACAGCTCGGGTACATCATTGGGACTAAAGCAGGTGATATCACCACCTGTAATTAGTCTTTCATACATCAACTTGTTAAACTGTACGCCATAATCCATTTGACGTACACGATTGTCTTCAGTTCCTTTATTGTTCTTTAGTACGATTAGATCCTCAATCTCGAGGTGCCAGATTGGGTAATACAACGTAGCGGCGCCATTACGTACACCCCCTTGCGAACAACTCCGTGTTGCGCTTTGGAACAGCTTGTAAAAAGGTATAACCCCGGTGTGGTAAGCATCTCCGTTTCGTATTGGGGAGCCAAGTGCTCGTATTCTACCAGCGCCGATTCCGATACCGGCTTTTTGGCTGACGTACTTAACAATACTGCTAGTGGTAGCATTAATGCTATCCAGACTATCATCAGCTTCAATAAGTACGCAACTCGAGAATTGCTTTTGCGGAGTGCGTACACCAGCCATGACAGGAGTAGGCAAACTAATATCGTGTAAGCTAATGGCGTCATAATAATCTTTCACCCACTGCAAGCGAGTTTCTTTAGAATAATTTTGAAATAGTGTTGCTGCAATCAACAGATAAGCTACTTGTGGAGTTTCGTAAATTTCGTTCGTGACACGATTTTGTACAAGATACTTGCCTCGCCATTGTTCCATGGCCACGTAAGTAAAATGTTCATCTCTGTCATGATGAATAAAGGAATTCAATCGATTCCATTCGTCAATCGAATAAGCGTCAAGTAGCCCTTGATCGTAGAATCCAGATTCAACATTTTTACGAACTAAATCAATTAATGGCCACGGTTTATAATCACCGTAAACTTGTTTCCGCAAATGATAATTGATCAATCTGCCGGCTACATACTGATAGTTGGGGGTTTCTTCGGAAATTAGGTCAGCTGCTGATTTAATCAAAGTCTCTTGAATATCTGCTGTTTTGATTCCGTTATAAAACTGTATGTGACTTTTAATTTCTACTTCACTTGCACTTACACCTGTAATTCCTTCGGTTGCCCAAAATACCACTCGATGTAATTTTTCTAAATCTAGTAATTCTTTACGTCCGTCTCTTTTAGTAACTTGAATTTGTGTCATTAACGCCTCTAGTATTGTTCTAATTTTAAGTCTACCGCTGTGTAGCAGTATTTTAATTTTAATTCTTGATTGATGTGTTCTTTATTTACAATAGCGCCCTCGATCAAATTAAGAACATATTTCCCATCACACAAGTAAGCTATATGGTAGGTATGTTTAGTTTTTTGATCGTTATATATTCTTATTTCTGGGTTCAGTGCTTTTCCATGCACAGTAAGATGTAAAGTATACACTATACCCAATACTTTTGCAATATCACAGTAGTAATTTTCAATGATAAGATCCCAAGGATTTGGCCAAGAGGCTGGATCGGATGCATCTAAATAGAATGGAGCAAAAGGGCATTTTTGCCAAAAGTTTTGAGTTGCTTCAATGGATTCCACTAACGTCATTGAATCCAAATCTCTACGAAAATTCCGCCAGAGATTAATCCTCTCGTTTGGATTTAATTTGAACATTAATTATAAAAAGCGTTTAGAATTAAATTGATATGTAGCTGTGCCGCTGGTTACGCTAACTAAAACAGAATCGGTGTTAGCATACAAGTTAGCACCAACTCCGACTGGAGTTTCTATATAATCATCGCTATATTGCAAAGAACTACTGTCGCGAGTAATAGTAAAGGTACCAAATCTTGAATTGCTATTTAATCTAACTTCGTAATCAAAAGAAACAGAAACGTTACTAGCAATAGAAAACACAATAGGGGTTGTTGTTAGTGTGTGTTTTTGACTTGTGGTATATTTTAAATTACCTATTAGTAGTCCGCTCAGTAAGTCATTGTTTGCTGAGTAGGTGTCGCCGTAAGCGAAACTAACATTATTACCGTTTAATACGAAATCTTGTCCAACATTATAATAATTACCAATACTAGTAAATCCTACTGTATTATGTAAATTTACCCCAGAATAGGTAATATTGTCAAACATGCTTGAGTATACTTTTAGTGACTGCGGATTACCAACCGCACTAATTGCATTACCAGCACCTAAAAATTGACATTTATCAAACACTACATTTTTTGTTGTGGATACAGTTGACAAAATTGAAACTAAATTGGGATAATTAGGTGCTGTTATATTAGAAACAAATCCGGAATTTTCTATGCTAACATTACTGGCGCTGTTGATGACCACCAATGGAGCTGTAACTGAGCTATTTGAATTTAGAAATCTAATTCCACTAATTTGTACATCGCCTGGCTTAATTGCCGAGCCTGAACCAATACTCGCACCAGTCTGGAAAGAACTATCGCACAAGTTAACTACTGATTGATTGCCGTTAATTTGTTGTATAATTACACTACTGACGCCATCCCCTATTAAAGTTGCATAAGGGGGAACTAATATAGGTGTACTTACAAGGTAAGTACCGCCTGAAAAATAAATTGTTCTACGAGCTAGAGGTGTTGTGGGACTGACGGTTGATTTATAAATCTGCTGGAGTGCTCTGTTGATTGCAGAGGTATCATCAGTAACGCCATCACCAGTAGCACCAAAATCTCTAATATTAACTACATCATCAAACTTATTTTGTATTGTTCTTACAACTGGACTTAGGCTGCTTGGTCCAGATTGCACAGTATACCCGGCAGCATTTCCGTAGAAAGTATAATTTGTTAGGTTAACGTCGTTGGTTATTGCGGCAATGTCATGTTCTGTGAGAATTCTAGTGATACCAACTACAGGAGCCCCTTCGTCAAGGGTGCCGTTTCCGATGTATAACTGTCTAGTATCAATGCTCCAACCTAGTTCAGCTGAAGCTAATTGCGGTAGATCTTGTTCTAGTCCACGACGATGTTGAATTCTACTAATCTGTGTAACGGCCATGCTAAATCCTCAATTATTATATATTTAGCTTGTTAGGTAGTACATCTCTACCCTGCGCATCCACTGATCGCTCCAGTATTGAAAATCTTTGGGCTCTAGCATAAATTCCTGGTATACTGGATCCGAGTTGTCGTCAGCAGGCTTTGCACACATGAGGATAACACCTGTATTGATATTGGTATTATATGTGTCATTGTGAGCCGCTGCATATGCTGCGAGCTGTAGAAAATAATCGTCGATCCATTCGCGTTTTTTAGGCTTATTCGTTTGTTTAAAATCCATGATTGCAGGCTGTCCCTTCCACACCCCGACACAGTCAGTAGTACCAGCATACAGCCCAGAATAATATAAAGGCACCTCACTACCCCAATATTCATCAACATGACATAATCCTTCTAATATAACCTTTGCTGCCATAAACCAGCTAGGCTGTGCAAACGGGTTTGTGGGAAATTCCCCTATATCGTCGTTTTTAACATAACGCTCAAGATAGGTGTGCATCCTGGTACCACGATTTGCTGCTTCAGTGGTAATTTGCTGCGCTCTTTCGTGCCCAACCTTGTTGCGCCACTCTTGTAGTGCTTGCTTTTTCTCTGCAGGTTTAGTTGCTTCCAAGATGGTCGTTACACTAGGCACTCGACTACCGTCGGGTAATGCGTAATGACGCTTGCCCTCTACGCTTTCTCTAGCTAGAGGGGTATAATCGTATTTTGTAATAATCATTTAAACTCGAAAACTTTCGCCGCAACCACAGCGGTCACGCTCGTTAGGGTTGATAAATTCAAAACCTTCATTTAGTCCTTGGCGTCGGTAATCCATGGTAAGGCCATTAACATACGGATGATCTTTACCGTTTACCCAGACTTTTACTCCGTGGCTTTCATACGTAAACCAATCACGTGTAACCGGAGGAGCATCAACATATTCCAGTTTATAGGCTAGTCCAGAGCACCCTGTAGTACGAACGCCAATCATGATACCGTGTCCTTTACCGCGCTTAGACAACTGCTGCTTTACTTTTTTAGCTGCCAATTCAGTTAGTTGTATCATTTTTGTTTTTATAATCTAATAACGCTGCTTTAATTGCATCTTCCGCTAATATGGAACAGTGTATTTTAACTGGAGGTAACGCGAGTTCTTCCGCAATTTCTGTGTTCTTAATTGCTGCCGCTTCATTAAGACTCTTCCCTTTAAGCCACGTAGTGACAAGCGACGACGATGCGATCGCTGAACCGCAACCATATGTCTTAAATTTCGCATCGGTGATAATTTCATTTTCTACTTTGATTTGAAGTTGCAGGACATCTCCACAAGCAGGTGCACCAACAAGACCGGTTCCTACTTGTGGATCATTTTTGTCTAATTTACCAACGTTTCTTGGATTTTCGTAATGATCCAAGACCTGACCAGAATATGCCATTTCTATCTCCTTGGATTATTGTAACTGTTTTAACTACGTTTAGCAAGAGCCGATTTGGCCATTGAATCTACAGTTTTTTCTGGTGCTGATTTTGGTGCAGAGGTTCCGTTGACGTCATCTAGATCTTCGTCATCAGCAAAAGGTTCTAGATAGATATACTTGACCCCATTGGAATCATCTTTGATGTTTTTGATTAGATTTTTAACATCTTGATTATTTTTATAGGCGTCCAATAAGTTTTCAAGGTTAAATTGTTGTTCACCAGTTCCCTGAACCAAATTGATCAAGCTGTCAACTCTAATTCTAGGTTGAATATGTGTATCGTGTGCCCTGTTGCGTAAGAATTCCAACGTGGTGAGCAAATTTGCATCACCACGACCGTCTGCTTCATCTTCGAGAACTTCGTCAATATATTGATCAAAATTCTCTAATATAACTTCGCGAATTCGCATTAGCGTTTTTCTCTACCTACAATAGTTGGACCTGCAGCAGCGTCAGTTGCTGCAAACTCATCGGTGTCAATATCACTGGTTGTATCGGCTGCTGGCATTTCTCCAGGCATTGGTGCTGCGGCGCCCATTCCCATATCCATCGGCTGTGCCACTTGCTCTCCTGCCAATGCACGAGCTGCGTCGTCGGCTGTACCGCGAGCTGAACTTAATTGCTGTACCATGTTACCTAGTAATGGCTCAACGGCTGCTTTAAATGCATCAGCTTGTTCCATACCAATTTGATCACGAATGGTGTCTAATAGAGCAGGCATTTGTTCGTTTTGCATCTTGCTTACTTCTTCTAGCATGTCCTGAATACTGTCAACCATGTCCTTGGCAGCTAAAATAGCCTGACTCTTGCCCATTTCGCTTTCGGTAATAAGCTGTTGCTTGTTTTCTACCATCCAACGATGCAAGCCTTCACGTACCATTAGAAGCTCCATATACTTAGGGTTCTTCTCTGCTACATGAACGCCATGACTATTTTTGATTTTTTCGAGGCTTTCTGTTAGCCCTTGTGCTAAAACATAAGCTTTCGGAAAATTCAAATTGGCGTAATCAATCTTGACCCCAAATTGACTTTCCATGACTTTATTAATTTTTTTACTAGTTGGCTTAACGCCCATTTCAGTTAATCTCATAGTGGTAATTTCCCAAAGTTTAAGTATTTAGCCGAAATTAAAGTTTTCTTCAAAATGTTAAGAACGTTCCGGCGCTGTAAAGTAGCGTCCATATATCTATTTAACACAATTGTGTTTTTAAACTTGTTTTTGGTGGTTTGAATAGTATATTTGTAAAACGCAATATCATTGTCAAGTTTACCCAATCGTCGATCCAACTCTAAAATGTCCTTGGAGTCGGTTTTGTTACGCATGGATTTTAAACAGTAGACAATGGCGTTTGTTTTAGACACAAAATCATGTACATGTCTACCGTCAAGTTGCACAACTGACCAACAATTTTTATCTTTTCCTGTAATGGTATACGGTCCAACAAAAAACCCGTAGTTACCAACAGGTATAACTACGGGCTCATTTACATATTTTTTAAGTTCTTGTCTAGTCCAATTTTTAATATATTTTGTACTAAAATCTACAAATGCTTGCTGCGCCTTGACGAAATCAGATTTTTTTCCTATAATAGATTTTTCCATTTTCATTTTTTCTAAATAAAACATCCTTGTTTACCAACTGATTTGCTATCAATGCTTGCCTATCTGACATGTCTTCTTTAGCAATTTGCTTGCTTTCGTCGAACTGCCCCAATACGTCTGCTTCTTCGTTAGTAACTGGTATTCTAATTTTATTTAAGAGTTCTACTATTTTCATTATTATTTTAAAACCAATTGCACAATAACCATTATCAGCCCTGACAATAGTGCTACCCCAAATGCGGTGCCAATGGAAATCAGTTGCCCAGAAGTTTTTGATGCTGCTTCGGCACTTGATTCCGATAGTTTCGTGCGTATAACTATGATGTTTTCTTCCATCGTAGTCATGCGCTGTTCAAGTTTATCTAGTTTTTCTTCCAATGCCTTGTATCTTTCAGCGCATAAATCCACGTGCGCCTCAAGGCTGTTTCTTTCGCTTGCTGCCATATTACTCTTTCATAAAAATTAGAGGGTTCTGAATAATTGCCTAGATTGTGTGCCATAAAAAGAATGCCTAAAAATGCCCGTGATTCAGATTGTATTTAAGTTTATTCTGCCTTTCATAAAATATATGTTTTTGATAGAGCCATATGGGTAAAAAATTGGTAGCATGAATCTAGCTGTTTCTTCCAATCCACAAATAATTGGAACTTTAGCAAATGCTTGATCTAAGCCAGCTACAGGATCGTTGTCGATCTGAAAAACATCCTCATGTTCTACACCAAAACTAAAAATCCAGCATCGTTGTTCTCCAAAATAAATTTCTGGAAAATTGGTGGTTTCGTCAATTAGAAATGTTTTGTGATAGGGCCCATCGATCAATTGTGGCTGGGCCTTAATACCAATACACTGTAAAACAGTTTCCCAGTTTCGTTGTTGATTTCTTTCTAGCTCGTTGGTTGTTGTATGTCGTACCACCCCGGTGGCAGTTATATCAACTAACGTAACTCCTGTGTAGAAATACATACAGATATTTAGCGAATAAAAAAGGCAGAACTAGTCTGCCTTTGTTTGTACTAATTTAAATTAAATTAGCTAACTACAAAGCTGGTACCATTGGTAACAGTTGCACTTGATAGATTAACTGCACCTTTACGAGTACCAATAGCTTGTAGTTTGGTCTGAAGTACGCTAGCATCTTCAGCATTAACACCATCACATACTAGGCTAACAACACCCGAGGTTGGGTGTGCATAATATGCTAATACAGGTGGAAAAGCTTGAATGATTGCTTCAAATGCTTCGTTCGCTGCATCGTCTTCGGCTGACAAGTTAACACCAGCATTTACAACATAAAATTTTACACTTTGGCCAACTTGTGTATATACGATACCGTTTAGAACACCTGTCGAACCTGCATAGTTGTAGCCTGCGCTACGATCAATTCCGATTGCCATTTTTTTCTCCTAAATTGTTTGCGTCTACCGCATGTTAATATTTATGCTGGTCATAAAAAAAGCAGCCGAAGCTGCTTTTTTATTTTGCCTAACTTAATTAAGCTAGTTTGATACCGCCTGTTGACGATACAGTTGCTAGTGCTGGGAATACGTTACCGTATGCACCAATGTTGCCACCTAGCGAACGAATAGCTACTTGTAGATCAGCGTCTGCCCACGAACTGCGCTCAGTGATAACACTTAGTTGTGCGGTTGAACCATTGGCATCAACTTGGTATGCTAAAATTGTAGCATTTGCGCTGATCACTTTTAATAGTGTATGAACCGCTCCATCTACACCTGCGCCACTTGGGCCTTTTAATTCCGCTGCTAGGTTAGCAGTAGCACCTAGTGTAGTGATCTTTAAAGCCTCGATTGGGCTGTTGATACCTGTATTGATGATTACAGCGTTGGCGTTTCTAGTTAGAACATCACCAACGTTATTAACTGTTTGTGAATCACCGTGTACTCTTTGGACTCCGATTGCCATTTTTTTCTCCTAAATTGTTTGCGTTTAACGCATGCAAATATTTATGCTCGATTGGAAAAAATTACAATCTTCCCTGTACATTTGCAGTAGAAAATACACCGCGATTTACTAGTTTAATAAATCCGCTGGGTGTGTTAATTACAAATCCTTCACCTTTGGGAACATTGCCTACGTATTGTTCAACCCCCGCTACTTGTGGTTCAAGTTGGGCTAAAATAGCTAGTTTTAATTCGTAAATTGCTCGATACGCTGCATCCATTGCTTCCATTACGGGGCGATTCTGCTCGGTGGCTACTAGTTGAAATTGCGGTGCTGTTAAATTTTTTTGTAACCAAGTTGCATCAACAGACTGTCCTGTGTATTTTCTATTATAATAGGTCTGCAATTTTGCCACTGTGGTTTGTGTAAGATTGGACAAAAAATCGTCACCGTTTAGAGATATAAATTTTTGTACAGCGGATTTGGCTGCTTTTGTTTTTTGTACTGGTTCTTTTAAACGAAATTTTGTGTTCATAGTACCAGTGAAAATTGTTATGTTTTGGTTAGTTCCGGTTAATCCACCTAGGCCGTCTAAAGATGTTTTATCTTGCAGTTCGGTGCCCTTGGTTGTTTTTACTACGTCTGTGCCATATGTGTGAACTGCTAATCCAAACGGGCGACCTTTAATATCTTGGCCAATTGGGCTGTTGGATTTTACTCGATAAGTTACACCATGTGGATTGGCTTGAAAAACGTAATATCCTTGCTGTTCTTTAACTGGACTAGTCCACATAACATCGCCTTGTATGAATCCTCGAAAGCTCGAAGGAACAATGCTGGCTACCGCATTAAACATGCTGGCTAATTTTTGGGCCACATCCATGTTTTTACCATGTTGAGCGAAAAAATTTAAAAGTTCTTGTGCCGACGTCACTTGACCGCCAGGCACTCCAATATACTCTTTGTAATTCATAGTAAACTGCCCATCGGCTGTACGACGACCAAATATAATTGCAGGGCTACCGTCCCACTTGATACTAACGATATTAGGGTTAGATACTGCCGATAACATGCCTGCAATCGCATCATTGGCGGCAGCACTGCCATTAAGAATAAAATCTTCCGGATGCGGAGTTCGTATGCCTTCGGTTAGGGTAGTTATGAATTCTAATAGCATTATACAAACTTGTCCGAGTATGTTCTGAACCAAGCAGCAGATCCGGGTGCTGGAGCCGCTTCGGGCAGTTGAATATTACTTTTAGCTAACGTTTCTCTCGCTGCTGCAATCAGCTGTTCATAATTAGGGCGTTTACTTATGGCGTCTAGAATATCATCGGCTGTATTCAGTTTTTCAACAGGAATTCCTGTAATATCGCTTAATTTTTTAGCTGTTTTGCCGCCATCCACTGTGTGATTTGTAACCCGGTCAACTAGCCCGTGTTTGTAACTCCATTTTAGTCCAGGATGCAATGATGATACAATACTGGCTAGAATCACGTGTCTGCTCATTCCGGTAAGTTTACTCCCTTCGGGCGCACCAGACATGCTAAATGCTTGCCAACCGGGATCACCAAACATCAAGTCTGCTTGCACAAAGCCGTTACTAGGGTCTCCGGCTATTGGAGCTTTGATATGAACACTATCACCGGATTTTTTTATATCTTTTGCATCTACACCGCGAGACAACAAAGTGTTAATTAAATCTTCTTTAGTTGTTTTAGTTTCGTCTACTGCTAAATCCAAGTCGCCCGATGAGGATTTTCTTCCAGTAGTTCCTAACCATGTTTCTATAGGGAAAGATATTCCTGTAACTGATTCTATCCATTTGATAGTTGCAGGAACATTTTCTCGTTGTATTCGTTGTGTAAGAGACTCTCCAGCTGGAGTTTTAAATATGTTACCACCTTCAAGTAATTTACCTGGCACGACGAGCTCCTCGTTTAAAGCCACGTACACCCGCGGCCGGTTTTAAACCAGGAACTTGCTCCATCCTTCCGGCAGTATCTGCGATTTGTTCTAATGCGCCATGCGCAGCAGCAGGCATAACAGTACCATATTCATCAGTCCAACGACCATCTGGGTATTTGTAAAAAGTGGCGTTTCTTTGGGGGTTTTGTACTACAATTCTGTGTCCTTGCGGAATATTAGTGGGTGTAGCAGTAGGCATGTCTGCAGGAGAACCAGTTTGCTGTGCCGCAGCTTTTGCAGACTGTGCTGTTTTCTTTGCGAATTTTTCTGCTGCTCTTTTATTTTGTAATGCTTTTTCCTTGGCAGCATTTATTCTTTCGCGAAACTGCTCATCGGTGAGCCAGCCTACTGAGCCTAGATTTTCTTTACCGGGTGCAGGACCAAATTTTTCGTATGCAGCTTGAGCTAGTTCTATATCAGTGGGGTCGGGACCTTTTGTTGGTTTTTTAATATCTCCAATAACAGTTTGCATGGTTGTTGGAAGCATCCCAGTACCAAAACTTTTTAAAAATCCTGCTTCGTTTATTACATCTTTAATTTTCACTCTTTGAATCTCCTGACCCCGCGAGTAAATTTAGCAGGGTCTTGAGCACGAATACTGTTAAGTAATCTACGCTCTAGTTCTGCAGCTTGTTCTGCATCGTAATTCTCTTTGATATAATTGATCAAATTTATAGCACCTTGAATCACATGGCTAGCACGACTCTCCACTAAATTTTCCCTGTCTTTACTGACAGGCAAGTGGGCAAGTTCGTCAAGAATACTACGAGTACGCTTTTGCAAAATCTACTCCGTTATTAGATATTTATTCTGATTTGGTTTTAAGGCTTGCTAGCATGCTTTTGAGTTTGGTACTGTCAACAGTTGCATTAACCTTGTTTTCTATATCAAATCCGGGTTTTGGAGTCGCTTTGATGAATGGTGCGGCATTACTTCCCTCTGCACTAGTAGTACTTTTTGCTTTAATTTGATCCATGATTTGACTGCCTGTGCTTCTAAATCCGCTGTCGTTATTGTCGCCGCCGGCGTCAGTGATACGCATGGTTTCAATATCATACTCTAGATCAACCTTTTGACCAACACCTGTACTACTACGCGATTTCATACACTGAATTTGATACTTGCCGCGTTCGCGCATTGCCCTGCTTGTAAAGATACCAAATACATTATCTGCTGTGTTAATTTTACTGATACCACCACTAATATGGCTATGGTCAAATTCAATTTCTTCAACAGCACTACGGTTCAACTGTGATGCTGTAACCATTAACACATTGAGTTCTTTAGCTAGGTTACGCAATTCTTCAGACACATACTTGTCCTTAACAAACAAGTCGTTAGGACTGACTTTTGCACTAACTGGCATTAACAAGTCTAAGTAGTCAATCATCATAAAATCAACTTTGTGTCCTGTTTGAATTTGATATTCTTTCAAGTAAGCCCGGATATCATTGATATTGCTCTGTGCTGGCAATCCTTTAATCTGATAATGCCCAGATTTCTTACTAACTAAACGAACTTTCATTGTAGTTGTATCTACATCTTTGCGAATATCTTTTGTGCTGGTACTAGTTAACATTGCATCTGTACGCAAGCCGACAAGTTCTTCACTAAGTTCTAGTGTAATATAAACACCGCTTAGTCCTTGCTGTAGCCAACTTAGCGCAATATTCATCATAACTAAAGATTTACCCGACCCCGATCCACCAGCAAAGATGTTTAGTTCGCCACGACTGAATCCACCGTATAACAGTTTGTCTAGTTGCGGCCACCCAGTACTTACTTGTCCTCCGGAGTTAAAGTATTTGTCAATACGAGCTTTAGGATCACTAAAGTAATCTGTGCCCATGTCTTTGGTCAGACTGATATGTACGGCATCCTTGATTAGTTTTTCAACAGGGTCATACTCACCTTTTTCAATCATGTCTGCTGCTTTTAAGATTGCCCGCTCTAGTTCTTGTCTACGGCTAAAGCTTTCAAACTCAGTCATGAACCATTCTTGATGACCATCTCGAATATCAGGAACTTCGCGCAGTTCTACTCCAGTAATTGCTTTGACTTGATCCCTAGTAGGCAAAGTCTTATAGTCGTCGCTGTGTTTTTTAATTAACTCTGCGACAGATCTAAGACTGCGATCAAAGTTTTCTGGATTATAAATATTTTGTACACGCACGTACATAGTTGCATCATGCAACATCATTTCTAGAAATAATTTTTGAATTTCAGTGCTGTAATCTTTAATCATTGTTTAATTATATAGTTTTTTCTTTTTTAACTCAATTTTTAAACGACTTGATTCTCTAGCCGCTAATATACTTTTAAGAACAAATAACTTACCGTACTTGACTACAGCTTCGTTGACATCTTTGCAGGTTTCCTGCCAGACTGGAAAACTTACAGTCCATCCTGCTTCTACGGCGCGATCAATTAGTTTTCGGCCGGCTCGGTCTGTGTCGGGTACTACAATTACTTCACGTTGTAATCTATCTATTTGTTCAACTTGCGTGTCTGATATTTCAGCGCCGCTCACACTAACGCCATCCACACTCATGGCATCAAATGGCCCTTCACAAACTATTACAAATTTACTATCAGATTTTTGATTATCCAAGTTAAACACAAAGTCAGCAGGATGATTTGACCAATACTTGGGTTTAATATCGTCTGACATTGCTCTAGCTGTATATCCTACTAGTTCGCCGCGATAGTAATATGGAATTATTACTCTACGATGCAGATTATATGCTTCGTTATCTGTAATATAGAATTGATATTTGTGCATATCAATTTTTCTGTTGCCTATGTATGCAACTGCATGCCCTAAATAATCAGGAACCACATAATCGTCTCCTTGTACTGTTAGGTAGGTGCGCCACTCGTTAAAACTTACAGCACCTTCTGGTAATGTTCTTGCTTCGTATTTTATTTCTTCTACGGGTTCTTGTTCTAACTCTTCAGGTGCAACTAGATCTTTTAATCTGACTGCATCAATTACTAAGCGGCGTACAGTTAAATCGTCGGCACCTAACCAGGACAATAACTTACGAAATTTAAACGTTAAATGTCTGCCGGGGACAAAACTGGCCTTGAATCCGCAGTTAAAACAATGGTAACTTATAGATCCGTTATTTGTTTTAACACCACCTCGACCACGAGTATCAGCGGTTTCGCCGTTATGAACACAACAAGGTGCGTTAAAAGATATCCATCCGTTTTGGCCCGTTTTCTTTCGAGCGGGCAATAGTTGCATTACGGAATCTTGAATCGTAGTCAGCATCGCATTATTATATATTAAATTTTATACACTAACAACTTAATTAAATACCACATGACCAACAACTTTTGGACTACATTAAAATGGCCCGCGGCACCCAATGATGACGATTATCAAATATTTGCACGTTATTGCACAGGGCGAGTTCTACTATTAGGCAGTACAAAACAACTGTTACCTTTAGCAACCGAAGCATGGGACTTAGAACCAAGGTATCCGGATCCAAAAATTAAACAGCGAAATTGGTTTAGTTTAGACGAACCGTGGGATACCATAATACTAGATGGTGGCTTGGCCTACGGAAAAGAATTTGCAGAACGATTGCTTTCAACTGTGCTACCCAATTGCTCAAGATTTGTCGCTCGTGCTTTTTTAAACCCCAATTGGACAACTCGTTATGCTGTATATTTTCCTAGAGCTAATGATCTAACACCCCGACCTCTAGAACATCCAATTAACGAAATTTATACATTTTATATATGGAATCGCGAGACAAAATTTTAGTTATGTATTCAGGAGGCTTAGACAGTCTAGGCACAGTATGGACGATACTTACTAATCCATTATATAAACATTACGATTTGCATATACATCACGTGCATAATCATAATGTAGAAAATCGTGCTAGAGCCGAAGCTATTGCTGTAGATCTAGCCTTAGCAGAAATACGCAGACTAGGCTATGATTTTGAATACACTGACAGCGAAATGCGCGGGCCGCACATAGGCACAGGATTTCTCTACGACACAGATACTATGAACTTCTTTGCTGGCTTTATTTGTTACAATGACCCCAAGATTAAAAAAGTAGCTATGGGCATGACCGCTAACGACGCTAATCAAAGATTAGAAGAACGCAGATTTCGTGCCAACAAAATTTTTTCAGCATTTACCGCTGCAGAAAAGATATACCCAGTAATGAACGCTACTAAAATAGAAATTTATCGTATGCTACCAGAGTCGCTACGCAATCTGTTTTGGAGTTGTCGTACTCCGCAATATACAGAAACAACAATTAAACCCTGTGGGTACTGCCACAGTTGCCGCGAACTAACAGCACAGGGCATTAGATCCCAGGGTAACCCAAATTAACAGCCGCAGCATAACGCTGTTGAACATCACCGGGACTCATAGCGTTGGCCCAGATACGCACTATACCAATATCTCCTGGGAAATAGTTGTCAGACTGATTATCGTACCCATCCCAACGACGAGCTATACGAACAGGTCCGCCATTGGCCTGAGGAGTTGAATAAAGAACACTAGAACCAATCTGTGTACCATTTTTATAGAATCGTAGTGTTTCGCCATCGTAAGTTACTACAGCATGGAACCAAGTATTTGAGTATCCTACAAATCCTGCGTTTGGTTGTCTCCATAGCGCACCATCAAAAAACTGCCCATACCAATAAGCATTAAACTCCGCGTTGCCGTTAGTGCCAATGCAATAATTAACATAGCCATAGTCAATATTAGCATCGTCTGCTAAATCAAATACTGTGGCCACTACCGCCGTAGATCTAATATTAGTGTATGGTTCCGATATCCTAAACAATCCTTCTACAGTAAATCTAGGCAAGTTACCTATATTTGGTACTAAGCCATACTGCAAACTGTTGCGATCAAAGGTAAAATAATTAGGACCGGCGCTATAGTATGTAGGAGAATTATAAAGTGTAGCATTGTATCCGTTGCCGCTAGTATCGTTCCATACAGTTGGATTGTTTTGGTTGTATGCACTGCCGTTATTGGCATCTAATTCAACCATTAAAGATGGACGATACTGGAAATTGCTACCAGCCCAGCTGCTGCCCACAAAGTTATAACTTCTAAATTGCACACTGTCCACTTTACCTTGAAATCTACTACTGGATGTAATTCCTGTTTGTGAGAATGTTCCAATGCCTAAGTATGTTGTTCCTGGAGCACCTCTATCGTATATATCAGTGCCTGATAGTGCTCCATCAACTTCTAATCTTGCTATTCCGCCGCTATGACGGAAATAAACATGATGCCATGCATTTAGTGTAATAGGTGCGCTAATTAAAGCACTACCTCCATTTTGCGGCCAACTGCGTGCTCGTATTTGATTGCTACTGTCAATCTCTAGCATGACATACGTATAGCCAGTATTTTCAACAGTGTTATCTTGTTCAGTCATTATTATGCAGTTGTTGGCGGCAGGATATATCCACATATCAACTTCTATTTCATTACACAAACCTAAGCTCTGCGATAATGTCCAAGTTAATCCGTTAAAATATAATGCCTGATTAGTAGCTCCGTTAGGATATCGTGTGTCCTGATTAGCTGGAGTCGGCGACTGACTTTGTGTGCCCCAAGCAGTACTTGCTCCTTGAAAAAAATAATTATTCAATGTAGGTGGGGGCGGGGGAGGTCCGCCTCCCCCTGCTACTGCGGCTTGAACAGCTTGAATTATACTCACAGCTACTCCTTAATTGTTGTCATAAAGATCGTTGGGACCAGCGATAATCCAGATATCACCACTTTCGTTTTCTCCACCAGTGTACTCGGCGTTTTTAACTTTCATCAGCGTAACTAGACTTCCTGACCCAGAATCTGGAATTCCCCACTGGCGTGTAGAAATGTTTCTTCCGGAACCTTTGATAGTTCCCCACCAATAGTCACCGTTAGCAGGAGTATCCATATTTACATATATGTTATTTCCGCTCATATTAACAATAGTAACAGTAAAACCTACCGGGAATGTTTCTACATCATATGGAGGAATATGTATTGTGGCATAGCTGCAATTTTGATCAAAGAAGAAGTGCTTGCCTGAATCCTGTGCGCTAAGTTTAATATTCTGATTATAACTACCTAAAATCTGTGTAATTTTGTCAGTAGCAAAACTCTGCTTAGATCCGTCACCAAACTCTAGATATCCCAAATCATCTCTGGTCATCTTGATAATGTAAGACCAAGCCTGATTGTTGTCCGTTTCTGTAGCAAAGGCCTTGTCATTTACTGTTTGTTGTATACCATTAGCATGTACACCAGGAACGAATGTTGCTGGTGCCTGTGTCTGGCTATAGCTTTCAATTACAGGTTCATACAATCTCAAGTCGCCAAACTGTTCACCATGCTGGTATCCAGTTGAAGTAAAGTTCTTAAATCCATCGGTCGGAAACTTGATCAATAGCCCGCTGTAATAGTTATCGTTAGGTATGTAGGTGTAACCTACTATAAAGAGATCTGTGCCACTAACAGTAACATAGTTATTACTCCAGTTGTACCCAAAGTACATGCCATTGTTTCCGTTACTGAGAGATCTAGCCCATAACTTATCGCCGTTAGCACTGTCAACTTTAACTATGGTATAAGAATCGCTGCCGTCGCCGTTACCGCCGGTGTAAACAAAATACAAGTTGTCTTGGGCATCTCGTACTAGCTTATACCAATTATTGAAATAATAGTCTGGTTCTATGTAAGATTTAGCCCACTGTAGTGCGCCACTAGCATCTAAACAAACCAATGTGTGCTCTTGTCTTCCGCTTTCAGGACTATCTTGATTGCCTGTGGCCACTACTATGTTGCCGCTGGTGAGTGTAACTACACTCATAGCTTCGGCGTTGCCTTCACTATTTGGGGTTAGATAACTGTTAACATATTTGCTCCAGACAATATCCCCGGTACTAGCGTTGAACTTGACTACCAGTGCTTGATTGTAGGTAACTTCATATCTACCCTGACCTACAGCATAGATACTGTTGCCATCAGGACTAAATGACACGCTGTTGAACCAATCGTTAACGCTGCCGCCAATAGCCTTGTTCCAATTTGGTGTCCAAACAAATGCTTCCCCACCTAAGGTCTGGCGCATGGTCCAAGATCCGCCACCGGTAAAATTGACGCCGTCTACACGGAATCTTAGCGCATCGCTTGGCACTGTGCCAATTGGAGTGTCGTAAGCATTAGGCCCATTAAAGAATACCTCGGTGACTGTTAGCGTAATATCGTTAGCTGGACTGGTTCCATTGGCAAAAGTTGTCCCTGCAACTGTTAACACATCACCAATTACGTAGTGATAGTCGCCAAAGTTTCCAGTACTTACATTGGTTATCAAACCTGTACTTGGACTAACAGTTATGTTTACAGCAGCACCACTACCAACTTGATAGTTAGTACCAGCAGTTAATCCAGTAATTATACCGCCGCTTGGAGCAGCACCCGAGGCTGTAGCAGCGGTAATAGCACCACTGCCATCCACTCCAGTGACAGTGAGTATTAAGTCATTAGCAGGTGTTGCGCCGCCAAGCTGGGTTCCAAGATATTTGATCTTGTGTCCAACTCTATAATTTGTACCGCCTGCTTGTACGGTTACAGCGCCATATGTGTACGGTCCAGTGCCATCACAAACAACATCAACGGTAACTGTGCCACTGCCTTCACGAACTGTAGTTGGTACATTTTGATAGTAGTTAACTCCGTCTACACTTTTTTGGTAAGCAATACCTGTGCCTTGTATAAAGAAGTTGTAGTATTCATCTCCCGGAATACCACTATCAGGATAGTGCTCTGCGTCTAAGTTGCTTTTTAATATATCAAAATATCCGTTACCGGAAGCCAATATAGTTAGCGGACCAAAATTTCTGTATTCATTATATTTTTGCCCAACTAATGCGATCAAACCAGTATTATTAACAGCCACACTAGTTGCTTCAATGTCAGCAGCATCCTTTAAGGTATAAGTGTTATTAACAGCACCAGTAAGTTCGTCTAATAGATAAACATCAACATAAGCAATAAAACTATCCTCTTGACTCCAAGCTCCTCTGTTGGTCCTGCATACCACTACCAGTTGTTCGCCATCCATATCGTAAGTGATGCTATATGGTTCAATATTGTTGTTGTCATTAAGTACTGAGATATTACTGTACACACCATCAACAGGAATATTCGTTGGCTGTGATCCTATAATAGCTCCTGTGATCGCACCAGTGTTGGTATCTACAGTTGTAACTGCAACAATCATGTTACCTTGCGGACTACCTGTGTTAAAGTAATCGCCTGATAATATCAAGCTCTCTCCTGCTTTGTAGCCTAGTCCGGGGTTCATAATGGAACTAACAGAGGCTACACCTTCGGTCACAGTAATTTCAAATTGTGCTTCGTGCCCTGCTACGATACGCTTGCTCCAGACTATTTCGCCTGTAGTTTTATCAATTTTCTGTACGACAGGAACATTTTGTCTCCAACTACCAGCATATTCATTTTTACCTAGGGTATAAACATAGTTGCCTACGGCTACTACGCTTTGGAACCAAACATCCCTATAATTGTTAGGCCGGCGACCTTGTAACACATACCAACCTTTAACAGTGTTAGGAATGGTACCACCTAGTACGGAATCGCCATTACTATCTACTATGTCGCCGCCTGCCGGTAATGTTAGCACACCGTTAGTATCAAAAGCCCATTCTTTAGTAGTAATATTGCTTGCAGCATTGGTGCGTATAGCAACAGTGGCCTGACTTCCTATTTTTAAGTTTGAGTCTGATGCATCTAGATAGTTGTCGTGTGGAAGTGTTAGGATACCACTGTTGTTGAACTGCCACTGATTTTCTCTATTCCGACCTGTTCGTAGGAAAATTTCGCCGTTGCTTCCAGAACCTTGTCCGCGACCAGCTTGGATGCTAATGCTCCCGCCGTTGCCGTCGCTGCCATCTACATGGTCACCGGCGTTAATTTCTACATAGCCACCTTGGCCACCTGGACCATAGAAACTGTCACCGCCTTCAATTTTAACATAACCGCCGTTACCACCAAACTGTCCAGCACCGCCACGTAGCTTAATATCGCCGCCATCGCCTGCAGTCACCGAACCACCGGTGTATTCGCCGCCGGTGCCGCCCCAGATATAAACATCTCCGCCTTCGCCTGCTTGATTATCGCCACCAAAGCCTTTTTGTCCTTGGATAACTATCCGTTGTGCATTAGGATTTTGAGTTGTTGGTGTTGGTCCTGTAATAATTACTTGATCACTAGAAACACCCAATTTTAATGTTGGGCCATTTAGATTATAAAATGGCTGATAGCCAGTATTATTAAGAGTTGGCAATCCTAGACTGCCATCGTAGTTAAATGCCCACTGGTTAGTTTGTCCATTTAAATCCGCAGCAGAGATGTTTACTGTTCCTGCAGTATCGTCGTTGGCTCCACCAAAGACTGTAACGCTTGATAGCTCTTGGCCAAGAAAGTCAGGATTGTTAGATATAGCAGCTACAGTAACCGGAGCCTGCTGTCCGTTGTTAGTGATGCCGGTCCAGCCCATACCATAAGGACCAATTTTAGCATAATTTGGAAGATTAAAATTACCGTTGTTATCAAAACTCCAAAAGTGGCTTTGTTGACCTTCTACATTAATATTAGTTTCAACACTAAATCCCCCACTATCAACATAGGCCCAGTTTACAGGTTCAGCAGTCCCGTTAGGATCCGGTTCGGCTACACCGGCATCAGTGGTCCACTGTAGTTGAACAAATCCGTTGGATACGATGTTAACATTTTGGCTATCAACTTGATTACGAACGACACCATTGCCTTGTAAATTAATAGCACCGTCGGCATCAAAGTTAATTCCACTACCATCGCCACCACCGCCTGTGTTATCAGTCAAATAATCCAAATCTTGCCAAGCAGTGACTCCGTCGCCGACTTTTATTTTATTGTTAGTAGTATCATAACCGGGTTCACCAAAGGCTAATACCGGATTGCGTGTGTTCCAATTTGCTGCTGTGTCTCTGCGTAGTTTAATTCTTGTTGTCATTGTTTTTCCTAATTATGCGGCGCCGCCATCTAGTTCATCGTGTAAGTCTGAGTTGTATTCAAAAAAGGCATCGTTATTATCAATATAGTATTCGGCAACACCTTCTTCTACAGCTTGCCTTGCATTCCAACGATCACCTAACCAAGTGTATGTAACACCGTTTGTAGCTACGTATCGTTGATATTGTGTGGGATTGGGCGGGAAGTATAACATTGCGATCCTTTTAACTTAATCTTTCTATGCTTATGAAGTTATTGTTATATCCAGCACCAATGATTAGTGTAACTCTGTAACACTTTTTATTATTGTAGTCATTGATCCAATAGACAGAAGTATCTCCAGCATTACCAAAACTCCAATTAAAAAAACTGCCGCTGGGTGTAGTAGTAATTGTCCATCCTGGATATTGTGTTGCAGTTCCTTCAGACGAACTCCAACTATAAGCATAATGTCCTGCTACTGTACAAGTGAAAGAGCCTGCAACAGCGGCCATGCAAAGTCCTCTTGTACCACCGGTAGTTACAGAAGCTTTAATATTGTCTAATGTTATAAATGTGCCAGCATTCACATATCCCGATACCATGCTAGGATTCCCTGCAACAGCGCCAATTTTGGTTTCTAGCAATCCAGTTGGATCCGGTAATAGTAAGCTATTTGTAACATCATCAAAGAACAAATCAGTGTATTGTGTAGCAATGTCTGCTCTATTATTAGTTACATCATTTGAATGTATTTTTCTTATTGTCATTGTTTAACCTATGTATGTCACTGTCCACGAATCGTTTTGATCAAATTGAACATTACCTGCTGTAATATTTGCAGTTAAGAAGTCCCCGGCGTTGAGTCTCACTACAGTACTAACACCATAATGTACGGCTGTGCCTGTGTTGGTATCCGATTCCCACATCATAATCGCATTACCTGCTGTGTTTAGACCATTCTTTAATACCAGAATCTGATTTGTTCCGTTGTTACTACCGACTCTAGCATTTAGTGTGACTTGATATAATCCATATATAGGTGCTGTGAATACACCAGTACCACTGTTGAAATATCCGCCTTGGTTATAATCTACTGTAATTGATCCGCCTTTGAGGTTGGTATTGGCTGTAGTCCACCAAGCAGGTGTTCCACCGTAGATTCTAAATGCTGGACGGTTTGGTATGCTTATACCACCAATACCTTGCACAAGTAAATTACTAGCAAATTGTGCAGGGTTATTCACAACTAGACCATAACCAGCACCTGAGCCTGTTAGATTAAGTCTAGAAGCAAAAGTAATTGCAGAACCGTTGGCAGTATCAATAGTCTGTGTAGTGCCGTTCAGTCTAACAGAGGTGCCAAGGTTGATATTACCAACTGCAATAGTGCCTGTCAAGTATTGAGCAACTTGTGTGTTACCGTAAGTACCTGCGTATGCAACGCCGTTAGACCAAAAATAACCATTGGTACTTCTTACATTGCCTACTGTAACATTACCTGTCAAGTATGCTGCTACATTGGTGTTGCTGTATGTGCCAGGTTGTGGGTTAGCCACTAAGTAAGCAGCAACATTACTATCGCTGTATGTAGAACCACCACCAGGAATGCTGGCTATTTGTGTATCGACATAACTCTTCATTGCTGTGTTTGCTGTAACAATAGCAGCATTAGCAGCAGCAATTTGATTTGCTTGTGCGGCAGCATTGCTGGTCAACGCAGCATTAGCAGCATCAACATACGATTTCATTGCTGTGTTAGCAGTTACGATGGCAGCATTAGCAGCCGTTACATTGGCATTAATACCAGTAATAACTAAACTTGATGGTAAGTATGCGGCAACATTACTATCACTATACAATGTAGGAGTATATCCTAATGCTGCGGTAACATTAGCGGCAGTAATATTAGCGAATCCACTGATATTACCTTGAATAGTATTTTGAACTGTTAGGTTTGTAATCTGAACTGGTGTTACGCTATTTGGGTCAAAGGCTGTTGTTTGAACGGTGCCATCACCAAAGGTTAAGTTGCCTCGATTCAATACAACACCAGTTTCGCTTACAGTTGCAATTATGTTAGCTGCATTTACACCACCGGCAAATAATTTAACTGCTTTGCCCACCTGACTGGTGCCAATGGCTAAATTACCGCCGACATCAGGAACACTAGTATTGCCTTGCACATAGTAGTAAGCATCTAATGGGCCAATTACTGTGCCTGGCGCATTGTTTTCTGCCGCCAGTACAGGATCGTATCCGCTGTTGGCAATACCAATATCAAAGAACCAATCAGCATCGTCACCAATGTCACCAGTTCCAACAAAGTCCACACTGGCCAATTTACCAGTGCTAATATTCTCCATGTTGATTTGACTGTAGCTGTTACTATTAGTCGAGAACTGTGCTACAGTAAATGGTAAAGGAGTGAATCCAGTCTTACCTGCATAAAATGCATTAAATCCGGTAGTAATATCACCGTAGAAGTTACCAGTTGATCCTGTAAATTCTTGAATGTTAATGTTGCCGCTAAGGATATTGATGTTACCTGTCAGGTTGATGTTGCCGTTAACACCTACACCACCATTAACCACGAGAGCACCTGTTGTATAATCTGTACTTGGTGTGGTATCTGTAATGTTTAGTGTGCCGCCAATATGCACATCTCCAGCGATTCCGGTGCCACCAGAAACTACTAGCGCACCAGTTGAAGTGCTGATACTGTTGGTAACATCATCAACTAAAACTTTACCAGGAGTAGTAAGCTTACCAGTGTTATCAAATCCCCAAGTGTAGTAAGTGCCTCCGTTGTAGGACTGTATACCAACACCAGTTTGAGTAGTATAGACTTGTGTATTACCATCGCTTTGACCTAACACTGCGTTTTGTCCGGAACCTGCATAAAAGCCGCTTTGTGTAATAGTAGCGTTATCTGGCATTGTTAGGGTGCCATTATAATCAAATCGCCAACGGCTTATAGTGTCTTGTGTACTATTGTTTAACCAACGAGTCTGGATTTCAACTCCGTCGGATGAAGTACCAACATTGGCGTGCATACGCAACCCAGGTGCAACAGTTGGGTTTGATTGATACCAACGCAAGTCAGTAAAGGTAGCACTACTCATTGCTAGATAATCTGTCCCAGTCAAAGTTCCTGGTATAATTGTCTGCCCCGGATAATTAAATATCCAAGTTTTGTTGTAGCCCGGACTGTGTAATACAAAATTGTTATCAAATTGCACAGTGGGATTCATACCTGTAAAGGTAATTTGATCGTTATCATCATAGGTCAACGATACGCTGCCAGCATTTAAATGAATTCCGGTGTTGTCTGTAACTACACTATAATAGCCATCCGTAATTCTATCTGTTGCTCCACCGCCACTAACAATATTGCCACCAACAGTTAAATTACCATCTACATAACTAACTAGTGGATTGCCGTTGTAGGTCAAATTACCTGTAACATCTACACCCAAAGGAACACTGTTCAAATAAATTGTAGCATTACTGACCCACAGGTCTTTCCACTGTGCATCGGCGCTACCTAGACTGTAAGTATCAGTTGCATCAGGAATTATATTGCCTGCGGTATTTTCTAGTGTTCCAAAAATATAACTTGGACTAGGCAATACGGTAGGACTAGCGTCAGTCCAAATGCCGCCTTGCTTAATATACAATCTGCCGTCGCTGTCGTTGAACCAAAATGTCTCGTTAGGGGTGCTAGGTGCAATATTTCCAATAGTTACCAAATTGTCTAAATTGGTAATTAAAGTATTAATTTGTGTTTGCTGCGAATTAGCATTAGCTAGTAAGGTCGATACATTGGCCAACAAGCTAATATCAACATTGGCAATAACAGCCAGATTGGATTGTATGTTAATAAAATCTTGTCCACTGGGTATTACCCAACCGCCTTGCGTAGTCCCGTCATGTACTCTTAACTGTAATAAATCTGTATCTAGGGTAATTTCGCCCACAGGGCCAGTATAAGTTGAGCTAACAGCGGTGTTGCCGCGTTTTAATAGTACTTGTTTGCTGTAATTTATTGTCATTGTATTTGTCCTGCGTCTAGCACTTCGTCGCTGTTTAGCGTTAAAGGCATGCTTTCGTACCAGCCCGGTAATACTTCTAAATCAATTGGTGCTGTCCAGTTGGCATCTATGTAAATTGGTCGTTCCAAGTTAGTAGCTTGCTCAATTAGTTTAAGAGTCATTTTGTAAAATCTTTGATCTAAACTGTTAACTACTGCTTTTGCAATAGTAAAGGTTCCTCGTCCTTTGGCAATATCTGTAAAGGACACCGCTACACTTTCCACGCTACCTTCGTTTAACGGATCTTGAATATCCATTTGCACAATGTAACCAGTTAAATCTACTGGTTTTTGATCTTGGTTTAGCACTACAATTTGCATAGGATTGTCTATGCCTTGGTAAATTTTAACGGGGCGACTGTACACGACTCTGTTCCTTGGTGAGAAAATACTCATGTCCCATAATTGGACCGTGACTGTATTCGGATATAAATAAGCTAGAATTTGCATTATCTTGTATTTATTGAAAAATGGACGAACCCAACTACGAGCAATTATTAAAGCAGTATCCGTTTTTGACTTACCTTATATACGGCGGCAATGAGTACATAGGTGTAATACAAAATCTTGATGAAGTAATTACTACAATTTACGATTATGGTGCGCTAAGAACACTAGAACAAAAACAACAGTTTTTAGAGCTTGCAGAAACTTGGTGGTGGGAAAGTAATCGTTTGATACCAATCAATGTGTTCTTAAAACAAGAATGGACACCGTTTAGAACAGTGGTAAAAACAATGAATAGCAAAGATGTGGAAATCAAATTTGGCCCGCAGGTGAGCCTTAAAGAAATCGCTGCCAAACGCAGCAAAAGAAGAAGTATTACTCTTGTTCGGAAGCTTGGGTAATTATTGTTCGTAAAGACTGTGTACGAACTGCGACATTCGTGCGCTTAATCTACGCAATACAGGATTATTGTTGTCCCATCCGCCAAAAATCACTTCAGCCAGCTGGCTATCTTTTAAACTTTCCTGTCCAAATTTTAACGCACGATTTACATCTGTAATATTATTGTGCTTCAAATCTGTTTCAACTTGATGTAAAATTTGAGTGAAATATGCGTTAATTTCGCTCTGTGTGCTGTCGGGTTCGCCTTCGATGTGCTGCCGTTGATAGTAGCGTTCCCTACCAAAGTCATGTGGACGACGGCTAGCACTAGCATCACGCTTGATACGATCTAGTGCATGACGAATTTCGTGTGCCAGAGTATCAGTCATCCAGCTGCGCAGTTGATTTAAATCCCGACTGTACTTTGCAACAAAATCGTAATTTAAATTGATAGTGAGATTTCCGTTGCGCAATCTACCCATTACTGCTTGCTGCCCGCCTTCGACCGGTTGAATACGCACATCAACTTGCCCAAGCTTTTTGTACAAGGGATCGTCTGTGTTTGCTAGGGCGGGATTACCAAATGCTAGAGTTTGCAAATACGCACTTGGCCATTCTTTGTCACTTGTGGGACCAAATAGATTTGGAGCAACGAAAACTTTCCAATAATCGCCTGTAGTTCTATTGGCCATAGTTCTAGCAGCTTGATTAATAATGTGGTCGTCTTGAACTGTTTCTAATAAAATTTCATTAATACGCATTCGTATATTTATTAATCAAATCTATCAGTTCATCAACGGTAATACTGCTTTTAGCACCTTTGCTACTATTAACTTTTGCTTCAAGTATTTGTAAGTTAGCCGGATGATTAACTATTTCTTCAGACAATCCTGCTTTCCATGCATCAAGTACGCTTAGTTTGTGGTCAACATGATAGGTTTGTTGCCCTAATGTATAACCTTGTTCTTTAGCCCATTTCTGTGCTCTTGATCGCAAGCGTCGGGCGTAGTGTCGATATTCCTTCATTTGTTCAGGGGTAAAATTACCCCATTTCTTTTTAAGAGTTTCCCTTTGTTTTTCTTTTACTGCATCATTGCCGCAGCAGTATTCAAAGAATCTTTCTTTAGTTTTTTCTTTTCTTTCATAATCGCCGTCCCATTGTTTGGCAATCCTAGCAGAATGTTGTTTAATGTACTCCGGACAATGTTGTGCTTTTGGTAAACAAGTGTATTTTCCGCCAGTGCCGCGATGCTTTGCTAATTGGCCGCATCCTTGCCAGCATAAGGTGCCTTTGGGTATAGGATCGTGTGTTTTTTTATGATAGTGATACATTGACGGATTATTACTTACATAATCACAATGTTCGCACTTTCGAGGATAATTTTGTTTAATCCAACTGTCGTAATTTTTACTTTTTGGCATATAATTATTTATGCCTACTTTAAAAAATTACATGCTTTGTTGGCAAAGTAAATTCATATGGACGACTACTAAATGTGCATAGGAAATCGAATGGCTACGCTTAAATGCGTAGCTCCCGTCTGTAGGTCGTTCCCACACTGTTTCTGCGACTTCTGCCCAAGTCCGGCCAATTAAATGTCGTTTAGCAGGTCTAATAACAGCCAAGAACATAGCCAGTCTAGGGATTGTGTTAACAGCTTCGGGCATCTTAATAAGAGTATCATAGTGTGCGCCTATATGTATTAGCTGCGCACAAAATTCTGGATCATAAAGTCGATCCCAGGCAGGCTCTTGCTGCATTAATTCTTGTAAGTGCTGCTCTGATTTTACTTGTTGATATAACCCAACATTAAGAATGTCTACTTTGATATAACCGCGGTCTTCGGCTGCTTCGTAGTCTACACTTGCTCTACCTGTTACGGGGTCCACTGGAACAGGAGTAAAGTACACACCTGTGTTGTGTTTGGCGATTTTACCGTCGCGAATAATACTTGCGGCAGTATGTTTCAAGCAGGACAATGCTTGTTCCCTGTCAGCTACATCTATATCAATATCTGACTTAAATTTCATAATCCGGCTTCTTTAAGAACATGTTTGCACCACTCTACATCGGCCAGGTAATCTTGGAATTTACGATTCCAAAAATCAGGATCAATCCAAGGAAGAACAATGGCCAAAAGAGCTTCGTCAAGACTTTCGAGAAAAGTGATGCCACTATCGCAGTTATAAACAATCCAAGGACTAATACGACCAGTGGTAATATGATGGCAAATCCTATTAGAATTACCGTACCTAAAGTAATGGCTAAAGCTAGCAAGGCTAGGATTTCCGTCGGCATACTCTTCCATTGTTTTGAGTCCTCGTTCGAGGGCGTCTTGGACTGCTTCCTTTTTAAGATATTCATTTAGCCATTCCTCATAGAAACTGTCTTTGCACCAATAATCTAACTTTTTATTATTTTTTAATAACCAGCTTGTAAAACTAGTACTATTAAGACAGCGAATAGCAACCAAATATCTACCGAACTTAATAAAAGCATTGTAATACGGACTTGTAACGAAATCACCATAGCTTTTAAGCCGTGCGCTACCTTGTGTAGTTTCATAGAATTGTAAATATGCTCTAAGCCCAAATTGCACCCCTGTTTCGGTTTCTTGTTGCCAGCGTCGTTTTTGTTCACATAAATGTGCTGCCAGTGTGCTTTCTTTTCTGAATTCTTTGCTACAATATTTACACTTATAGCTCTGACTTGATTCGCTTGTCATCCCATCCATGTTTTCGAGCAAGTTCTTTTATATCGTCGTTGGTATTAATTGCAGCCAATAACTCTAGTTCGTCATCGTTGTAATCAGGGTACATTTGTCTTAAAAATTTTATTACTTTGTTATTGCTGCTTTCTCGCTTTTTTTGTTTGATCCAATCATGTCTAAACGATCCCATACCCGGGCTAACTGTTGTGGCCGATAACCACTGTAGCTCAGGATGTCTACTAAGATCAAAAAAATGTTTGTTCAAGTTTTCATTACATGCAAGTAGATAATATGCCTGCAAGTCTGAACTACCTTGTACGCTCGATCCCCATCTGATCATGAGAAAGTTACTAAATTTTTTGCGTTCCTCATCGGTGAGTTCGCGATAAAACATTCGATCTTTATTATCAAATGCTCGCATTTCATTTGCAATGTTTAATTTATCACTCATACCGGATGATGAAACAACGGGTCGTCTTGTTTGCTTAATTCGTATACTAGTTTAGCACGATCTAGTGCGTCCTGTAAAGCAGGATTGTGCTCGGCCGCTTCCACTATAGGAACCCAATCATCGGCTATTTCTATTCTACGACGATTGATGTCTAACGCATATTCTTCGCCAATTAAAATTCGCTCAGTCTCTCCCATTTTACGAGCATAGGTTTTACTACCGTCGCGCTCGTAAATGTAAGTAGCACCAGGTTCGAATCTACCAGCATTTGGCATAATCAATTACCTCACTCTGTCTAGATATATCCTTAACGAAATAAGCGCACAGGGGTTTTTCTGTTCCGGTCTCTAACGGAACGGCCAACAATTGCCCCGGCTTGAGTTTAGGGAAATACCATTTTACATCTTGGTAGATGTCAATTATTTCTATTTTGGCAAACTCCGGTTTAAAGCTGGTAATTGGATTAAAGCAAAACACACTGAATCCTCTGTCATTGATACTGGTAAGAGGAACCACTTCAAGGTCACCGAGGTCGGGTTCGCCAATCAATACGTGCCAATCAACCGGCATTTTAATAACATTATCCCCAATACGCAGAACTAGAGCAGGACTGTTAAAGCTTTCCAAAAAGATTAGAGGGATATAAAAATAGTCCGGTGCTCTGGGGTCACTGTTGTCTAGTACAGCAAAACGTAAGTCCTCAATTTCGTCTGGTACTTCATTGAGTTCGTAGGCTATGTTTTCTAATGTAAGTATTCTCATTGTTGTAAAAGTAAAATTGCTGCTTTTTCCTGTGTCTTAAAATCAGTATGGAACGAATATGGCTCGTTGGGATGCTCTTGGGCATAGGTGTAGATGCAAAAGTTCTTTGGTAACACATCATATTGTATTCCATGCTCCTGAAGTTGCTTGTACCAATATCCTAATGCCCAATAATCCGTTGTGCTTTTTAAAATGCTATCGTAAATTTCTACAAAATATTGTTTTACTGCCTGTCTACGAGCACTATCTATATAATACTTGTCTCTAATATCTGGTTCTTCACCAATTAGTGTTGGTATAGTATCGCTTATGTAGTCACCGTTGCGAAAGTTTTGTAAACTTAAATTGTGTAATACGTCCTCGGTCATTCGTAATTCTGTTCTTGCACTGTCAGTAGTACCAATTATTACACGTTGTGGCCGCAACCTAATAGATTCTTCTATCTGGAAACATATATCTATGTTTCCGCAACCAGGCTTGGCCAAACTTAATGCGCCTATGTGTTCGCTAAAGTGCCGTCCTAACGCATTGGGATCTGGCGCCATAAAGCTATCACCGCATACTACTATCATGGTCCCATCTCATAAGAAACATAGTTAGTTCTGAGTCGTTTCTAAAACTTATTTGTTTAAAGTTTACTTGTTTGCCGCAGCCGGTTGATCTACACCACTGAGCAATGTCGCGCATATCAGTACGATCTATTTGTACCCATTTTACGCCATTGCCTCTGTCCTCAATTTGAAAGCTCATTGCCAATCAACCTTTTCAATTGTAAAGGGATAGTTGGCTTCCTTATAAAAAACTTTTCTTTTTGTTAAATGTCGTTTTGCGAACTTACAGGTGGAAGTGATGTCCCAGATTTGAACAAAGTCTTTATCTGCCGCTTTACGAATGCCGCGCCCAATACTTTGAATAACTCGTACAAAAGATTTGCCAGGCTCAAGTAAAACAAGATTAAAAATGCGGGGAATATTGATACCAACAGCAGCAACGCCGTAAGTAGCGATGATGATTTTTCCTGTCGCTTCAGCCACCTCGTCATAGTGCTCTTTACGCTCCCCGGCTTTGGTTGCTCCTGACACAAATACACTACCCGGTAGTCTATCAGCTAGTGCTCGACCTGCGCTAATTCTATCTACAAGTATTAGCGTATTACCAGAATCAACAATAGTACTTATCAGTCTAGCAATATAATCTAGTCTTTCGCCTGTTTCAATTAGATACTTTAATTCGCTCTGATAGTTTGTATATTCTTTGTGATCCACTAGCTGTACCACGTTTACATGACATTGCGCTAGGTGCCCAGCTTCTTGCAGTTCGCTAGCACTTAGATGTCCAACTACTGGACCAATCATGCAAAAAATACTTTGTCTAGCATAATCCTCTTTGGGTATAGTTCCAGTCAATCCCCATCGTATGGGTACTTGTGCAAAAGGTCCACTTAGTAATGTCTTGAGTGCATCAGCTTTGGCTTGGTGAGTTTCGTCAACAATAACTGCAACTACACCCTCTAAGAACTCGCCGATAGTGATGTCTGCTTCTGCGTTTTTTGTATTCTTGAGTAAATTGTTTAAGCTTTGCCAAGTGCATATGGTATGTGTTCTATTGTATTCTTTTCTATCTCCAAAATACACCCCCACATCCAATTGCATGTTAACAAAATCTTCTTCTGTTTGTGTTACTAGGCTTTTGTTAGGAACAATCACAATGCTACGACCGTATGCGCTAACACCGTCGGCCAGTGCTGCGGTGATAACCGTTTTGCCTGCGCCTGTTGCCACTTCTTGCACACACTGCGGATTGGCAAAAAATCTATTGATAATCTCAGGCTGATAGTCACGTAGTTCCATTGGCTCGCCGGCTTTGGGATGACCTTTGGGCCACATGATATGACTGTAACTTAATTCGTTGACTGCCCGAAATTCAAATGTAGTGCGGTATTCTCTAGCATCTTCTACTTCAATATCGTATCCTTGCTCGTCCAAATAAGGCAGTATCTCAGGAAGAAGATTGATATAGGTAGTGCCACCTAAATTAAAAAACGGAACTTTGCCGTCCCATCGACCAAGACGAACAGCGGGTTGATACCTGGCGCCTGGAATTTCATATTTGTATTTTTTGACCAGGGCGGTTCTTGTACCAAGTTCTAGGCCTTCAATTTTTACATTTACTTCGTCGCGGATTATTAGTTTGGCTTGCATCAAGTTCGTCTATTGTTTTTATTATTATAAACTTCTGTTGCAAAGTACACAACCTTTTCGGCTCGTTGCAATAACAAAGTTTTTTCGCCGCCGTGCATCATACCTTGTCCACTGATCAGCAGCGGAACAGGTTGATCCCATTGTGCTGAGTATTTGTTAAAGTAAATGACCTTTTTGTGTACAGTGGGCACTTGCGGTTTCAAGTGTTGCGTCTGATAAATGTCGTCAGGATGAAAATACTTTCCTACAAAATTTTTAAACAAGCGATCACTCATATCTGGTTCGTACACATAGATGGGATAACGTCCATTAATCTTGGCATATTGAGCCACATCTTTATATACAGAATCGTCGCTGTCGGGTTTGAATTTAGATTCTTGTGCTGTCATTAAATTGCATACTCGCGGCGAATACTTTTCTACAATTCTCTCTTTAATTGGTTCGTCAACAGTGTATCCATAAATTGCACTGTTATCAACCAATAGATCAAGATTACTTGAATCAAATCCGCAATAGTTTTTGATAGCATCAACTAAACTGTTTGCTGCATTTTTGATTGTCAGTCCCAAATCTGTTTCAATCAATTTGATTTCGTATGGGTCTTGTTCGCAATCAACTACGGACTGCAACAATCTTTTAAATTCATCACTTACTTCAAATTGATGATTCCCTGCAAAACCAGACGCAGCCACTACATTAGTTTCTGTAATTGCCAAATGCCAAGCTTTGTTATCAGAATCAAACCTCCAACTGCCTTGACTGATCTTGCTCAAGTCTCTTAAATCGTCAATTAATTTTGTTTCGTAAGGAAACTTTACAACAATATTATCGCCATCAATATACAATAATCGACGACGATCAATTGTTCGTACCCCTAACCTATATTGCGGATGTTCAATTGGGGCAACATCAATATCTAATTTTTCTAATTGTTTACGGTATTTTAAAATAATTTTAACTGCCAACTCTGCTTGTCGGTCAGTAAGCGCACGGCCGCTTTGTGTAGCTGCACTCATACTAGCCAGGACCTGGACATCGTATCTGGCTAAACTAACAATTGGTTGAGTGCTATCAAACAGTCCGTAAATCTTGCCCGTGGCCGGATCACGATCGCCGTTGATAATTTCTAAATAATCTTCAACATAAGAGAATTTTTTCATACTCGTATTATAACACGTTACACAAAAAATAGTCAAAAAAAAGCCCACCTAAGTGGGCTGTAAAATACCGGAATAAAAGGAGCTAACAAAAATTCCGGCAGTTAAAACTTATACTGCAGGCTTCATACAAGTGCTTTGCGCCAGCGCCGACCATTTGGTTGGGAAGCTCTTGTACAGCTGACCAATCTTGATTGCCATACGCAAGCTCATCTCACGCAGACGATTTTTGTTTTCGTCCATGAACGCAATGATCTCATCTTGTGCTACTTCGCTGAGTTCAAGATCTGCAAACAGTTCGCCCGAACGAGCAATTTGCTTGATACGCAGGATCTTGTCACGCATGGTGTCTAGAGTTAGATCCAGATAGTGGCAGCGTGATTGCAAAGCATCCAGGTGATCACGAAGCTTCTGGCTCTTCATCTTGTCAAACTTAAGGTTAGTAATAAAGATTACACTACCTTTAAATTCAAAGCTGTCCGGGATGCCTTCAGAGCGTAGGATACGCGAATCAGCGAGCCAGCTAATCTTACGCTTCTTGCCTGAGTCCAGAGCACCTTTTAGCAGGTTCAAGGATACATCGTCGAGCAGGATGCTATCGCAATCATCAAACACAACCACGCAGTTGGGATCTGAGTACTTGTACAAGGTCTGATACAGGCCAATTGGAGTAGCTGAACCTTTAACAACTTCTGCACGAAGTCGGCGGCCAGCAATCTGATCCAGCAGTGTGGCCTTTTCAATTTCTTGTTCAACGCCAAAGCTCTTGCCCACACCCGGAGGACCCGACACAATCATGGCACGGATGTCACCGTTGGTAGCGGCCTTGGTCATTTCGTGTAGAATTTCAAAACGCTCGGCGATCTCAACCATGCGTTCTTCGTCGGTTTTACCGGAGTCGGTGTCTTCCAGATTTTGGATAACTGGAACGGCTGCTGCATCGCTTTCGCTTACAAATTCATAATCACTCACGCTGTTCACTTTCACACGGATATCTTCCGGGAAGCCAGGGAATTGGCCACCGTTTTTAACTGTAACATAGCCGCCCTTGGCGCCAGTGCGGTATTGCTCTACAAGTTGGAACACACGGCCCGAAACATCAGTGGTACGATATGCGCCTGCTTTGACACGAACGAATGCATTAGACATTATAGCTCCTTATTAAGTTTGAAATATTTTTGTTATTTTTAATATTATACAATATTGCTCATTTATGGTCAATGATTACTTGACCAGGGCATACGGCTGGTTCCATTTGCCAATGTTAACATCAATATAATGCGAGCAGTGGAAGTAATCAGTTTGGATATCCGACTCGTCAAAGTAATCCGGACCGTACATTGCCGGGATTACCTCAGCTAGAAAGTCTTTAGCACGACCAGTAAAGTGTTCGTGGTACCAGTACGGATTAACATCCAGACTCTGATTCTTACGAAGGTAAGCAATCTGCTCGTCAGACATGCGTTTGGCATATGACTTATCGCTGTCACCTTGGATAAAGTTTTCGATAAAGTCAATGTCACCCTGCTTGATATTGAGCACCAGGGTGCTGTGATTGCGAACTGCTAGGCTGGCTTTGACATTATATTTTTTGCAAATTGCTTTGATAGTAGGTGCCAGCTTCGCTTTGTGTTCCTGAGACATATAGGCCATTTGTTGCGCTCCTTATTAGTTACTATACCAATATTATAGCAAAATGGTGAATTATGGTCTACCGTTTTTAATAGTCTGCTACCATGTCTCCTGTTGCACTTTTGCTAACATATACTTTGCCGGTTGCTTCACCTTCGCCCGATTCGTTAAAATACTTAACACTATAGCAAAAGTCTCCGCTGTTGGTAAGGCCTATAAAGTTAACAGATTTAAAACTTTCTCCTGTGTACCCGCTGCGGGCAAGAACCTGAGCAAGTTCGTAACGGTCAAGTGTTGTGTATTTGTTAAGTTCAGCTGCAAGTATCATTTTGAGCTCCTTAAACTTCTTCCCAGTTCCAACCTTTGAAATAAGCCCGCATTGTGAGCAGGATTACAATAAAAGCAATAGCACTTAGAACTGTCATTTACTGCTCCTTGTTATTCACTATACCAATATTATAGCAAAATGGTCCTTTACTAGCAACCAAAAGATTTTGTTGCTAAAATTGCAACACAAGTTAACAATTTGTTAATTGTCTTTTAGTGCATGCCACACTTCGGGATCCATGCCCAGATAAATGCGATACAGCAAGCGGTTGCGCCAGACGCTAAAGGCATTGACTTTGTTTTCAAACCAAATCAGCAAATCGTCGCGGAACCACAACGGATTAAGGAGTAGGACGCATAGTAGCACAAAAATTGGTAGGAATAACACGGCAAGAATACCCCAATGCGCGAAACGCATTCGCCACCAATTACCGCCTTCGGGTGTCATTGTTACGGTTTGTTTTTTCATTCTAGTTCCATTTCTTTATATTCGCGCCACTCGTTGGGATCTTCGGATGCAAATTCTTCTTTCCAAACTAGCGCCTTAACTTCATCATCAAACGCTCGCACCGCATGGTGCCACACATTGCACCCATCGTAATAGCATTCGTATGCTAGGTACACTTTCATTATACATTAATTGTTGATATTACTCAACTCCAAAATGTTACTCAACTCCAAAATGTTCTTCGATGTCACTTGCAGCAACAAGCATCGCGTCTGAAATACTAGGATCACACATACCATCTTCAGCAAATACCAATTCGTAATCGGTTTCGCGTAATTTATTGGCACATTCTTTCACAACCAACACGGCAAAATCGTATAATGCCCGTCTATCAGTCTCAAACCAACCAGTGCTGGCATCATATCTTAGGTCTGGAACTTGTTTAATAATATCATTTATGCGATGAATGTTCTGATTCATTCTTCAACTCCATCGTAGCATTAGCCACTCAAGTGCGTCTTTGCGTAGGTAATATACTCCCCAACCACACTGAGTGTGGGGGATTTTGTTTTCATCTAACCAAGCAGAAATCTTAGAAATCTTATCCAAAGCATCGCCAGAAAGTCTTACCCTATGTGTATAGGGATACCGTTGAGTCGAACGAGGAATAACTTCTTCAACTTCTATCTTCACGATTCAATTCCTTGTTAGCAAGGCGGATCTTCGTCAAACCACTCGTGCTCATCAACACCAAAATCCGATCTAATTCGTTCAATTAGGTCATTCATTGATTCGCCACGAATCCTTGCACCATGTGCTTTTAGGATACATTCTTCCACGATCAACTTGGCGAAATGATTCACCATCTCCGAAAGTTCTTTACTGTTACCAGCAATACCCGTTGGGTTCTTGCTCACATACTCTTTGATTTGCTCTGGCGTAATATAGTTCATTGTTCGACTCCGAAATGTTCTTTGAATCTATTCATATCCTGTTCTGTTTTGAATGAGATGCTGGTCCAATCATCATACATTCCGGCTCGTAGCGTGGCATTGTATGTTTCCTTTGCCCAATCTTTGAATCCCACCATTCTTGACCAACCTTCTGCTCTTGCGGCTGTACGGATTTTGTCCATCAATGGATCAATGGTGAGTCCATTTTTATTTCGTTTGAACAAGATTGTGTTAGTCACGATTCAACTCCCATTTGTGTCCGGACACGATTATATGCCATTGCTATTCCTGCTTGAAATCCTTTATCAAAATCATCTTCTTCACCCAGCCCTTCTCCTTGTTTGATAATTGACATGCATTCTCTCACAATCAACTCGGCGAACTTTTCCATACCTTTAAGACTGCCACCGATTTGATATCGGCCCTCTTTAATATCTTCACCATAATCGGCTAATACACCAGCCTCTTTAGCAAGTTCTCGAATTCGTTCATTCATTGTCCCACTCCTCTGACACAAGTATGTAAAATTCGTTTTCGCTTTCGTAATTGTAGTCACTATGCTCGTTGAAGTTGCCAGTTGGAAGAATAGAACCGTTGTCACGAATAAACACAACCGATTCTGGGTCTACACCTTCAAGCAGTTTTAGTAAATCTTTAACCTTCATTATATCCACCTTCCGTGATTGTTAATTTCATCTTCGGTAAACTGTCCGCCTGAACGGTCGGGATTGATTTGCCAACTTGTTTGTGTGTTTTTTTCGTTAAGGTTTCCAATGCGCTCTGCAGCCATAATCAATAGCATCTTGAGTGCTATGTTATCTTGGCTTTCACTGGCCTTACGTAGGGTGTCAATTAATTCTTGGTCGGTCATTTTTATTCAACTCCAAAATGCTTGCGAATACGCTCACCATCTTCAGTAAAGCATCGATTCATACATTCACGCACAATTAACTCGGCGAACTTTTGCATTTCTTCATCAATGCCCATTGATTCAATCACAACATCAAATAGTCCAGCCTGTTCGGCAAGTTCTTGAATTCGTTTGTTCATGCTGCCACCCCCACTGTATACAGATTGCCACGCTGCCATGCCCACAGATCGTTAATCGAATTAAACACCGGACCAAACAGGTAGCCAGTTTCCACTACACAGGTTTGCCAGCCACCAACTACACTTTTGCATTGAATGTTCATTGTGTTCTCCTTGTTAAGCGGAAGTGTATTCTGCGATTCGCTGATCCAGGAAACGACGCTTGCCTTCGATAGTCGGAGCAAAGCCTGCTTCCTTCAGAATCTTCTTAACAGTGGCGCTAACGTAGCCTTTGGATTCCAGGATAGCCACCGGCGTTTCTTTTGCATCCAGGCGAGCAAAGTATTCTTCCGGGGAGAAGTTCTTGATCAGGAAGCTCATAAAGCCTGCCTTGTCGCCACCGCGATACTTAAAACGAGCAACAAACTTCGGACGCTCTGGGTACTGGCCGTACATCAGATAGCCGCCGTTATACGAAAACTGGTCTTTGACGAATTTGCTCATTTGGTACGCTCCTTATTAGTTACTATACCAATATTATATAGAAATGGATGTTTTTGGACAACCGTTTTTAGGCCGCTTTAAGGAGGAAAATGTTGCTTGTTTGCAAACTGGTTTCTAGTTTGGTACGATCAAGTGCAAACATGACGGCTAAATCTTTAATTGCAAATTCAGCAACAATTTGATTTTGGTACTCTACGCGGTAAAGAGTTGCGATTTTAGTAACTGTTGCACCCGTTCCAAATTGACCCATCGCCGACTCCTTGTTAGTTACTATACCAATATTATAGCAAAATGCGCTATTGTGGTCAACTGTTGTTTATTTGCTAACTTTTCGAGGATGTCGCCAAATTATACCAAGCTCTGGATGTCCATGATCTCCACCAACCGCAATTTGTGCGCTCAATGGAGCACCATAACTGTAGTAATTTACATAATCAGCGATTTTTCTATTAGTGGTGCGAATCAGACAAAGTCCTGCGTCGTTCGTGACCATGTAGTGAGATATTCCGTTTTCGTCTCGATCGATGAAGAGCATACCATATTTATAGCCCTATCAATTTGATCCCTAGGTACGCCATTTTGGACATAACCTTCTGTGACCATATTTAGATATCCAGTGCCCGGCTCTTGTAAATAACTTTGGTCATTCATTTGATAAGTTAATGCATATACAAAGCTGTCGCCGGTATTGACTCGCACACGAAATCGAGTATAGTAATATGGATATCCTTCGAGCGCGTCAAGAGCAGTTAGGTCTTTCTTGGATATATCCCAGAGCACACCGTAACAAATACCACCAGGTGATTGAGCAATATCTGCATGAGTACGAAACACAAATTCGTAATCATTGATCCAAGCTGCGCCTAGACTAACTGCATTCGGGCATCGACGACTCATTTCGTCTAGGTTTGTATTCATTCCGTAGGCAAAATATTTCATACATTAATTCCAAAATATTGATAATGTTTTTCCAACGTCCATCCATGTAAATCAATAATTGGTTGTCCGTTGTAAGTTTCAAATGTAGCTGTAAAAACTTGTATGTATCTATCAAAAAAATAGTAAACATCAGGAGTTTTACTGGCTAGTCCTGCTTTTTTAAGAGCAATATGATTGGCTTTACTAATCAAACAAGTAGGCGGATTCATTGCTTGCTCAATTGTTAACTTCCCTTGAATAAGCATGTTTCTAATAATAGCTTGGGGAATCACGTGTTCAAAGTCACAATCATTTTTATCAACACCTTGCTCTCTATAATGTGCCTGTATGTTGCCAGCAATATTATATCCATGAGCGCGGCGAAGCAAAAAGTCAATTACATCGCGTACTAAACGAGCAGTTTGATTAGCTTCATTTAATCTGCGATAAAACCAAAGGCTTAACTTCAAACCACGGCTAATAAAAGCCGTGGTTTGTTCGTAGGCTCTCTGATCTCGTTTGACTTTGTTGTATTCTACCGGATCGTAAGATTCAACAAGTTTTTGAAAATCAGATTTTTTCATATTATGCTCTTAATTCTACATATGCTTGCGGGACAAGATTGGGCTCGCACCATGTTTTAGCTAGTACACCAATATCTAGATTTTCGCTAGGTATTGCTATTTTGCCGCCATTAAGCATGTACACTTCGCGCATAAATTTAAACATGCCTTGCGGAGCAGACCATGCACTACCAACAAAATATTCCCATTGGCGTTTAGCGGCTGCATGACAATCGTGACTAGATGAAAAACTAACAGCACATGTTTCTGTTACATCTTGCATCCAATTTTTTGGCATTCGTTTATTCAGACTTTTAACAATAGTGTTCATATAGTAAAGTCCAATAAAAACACCTTGATCAATTTCTTGATCAGCCGGCCATGCAATTGTAATTGCGTCTAGAATTTGCCGAGTGGTATTGCCAGATTTATCAATGCTGGCAGACTTATAAGCGTAGTCAAAATGACTAAACCAATAATCACTAGTGTTTTTGGCTTTGCTAGCTTCAATTAGCCGAACATTGGCGCTATCAAAAGCATCTTGCACATTGCGGGCCAATTCAGTCTCTTGTGTATATAACTCCAACTTATGCTGATACAACCAATTCTGGTGCAAGTCGGGTTTACCAACTTTTTTAATGCCGCTATGATTATTAATAATAAATGCCACAGAAGGAAAAGCAAGATCTTCTGTATCGTTAATAATAACTGGCACCTTGTCGTATCCTAGCAAGCACAACAGAATGCAACGATGTTGGCCATTATAGGCAAACAACTTGTCTTTGCGCCACGGTTCTTTTTTAAGGGCACGGCCAATAAAATTAGCTGTAGCAGCAGGTTCAATAATACGAATATCAAACTTCTTAATAATGTCAATTAAATGTTTGATAATAACATTTCGCTGAACTTCGTAGTCCAACCACACATTATCTACGGACTCAAAATGCATACCTCGTGCAAAGTTCAAATTTTGAGCCGTCATTCTAGCTCTAATTTGTTGCATCATTGAATCAAATTGCTGGTCTGAAAGATTAAGGGCCGCTTTGATGTCACGACGAGCGTCGTTAACAACATCAATCAGTGGCCGCGATACTCGGGCTGACATGATGGTAGTTCTCCAATTGTAAATAGTAGCCGGAATTAGCTACTGATCTCTATTGTAGCGAAAATAGATTTATTTGTCAACCGCCCAAAGTTTGTTGCAATTTTGTTAAGTCTGCACAAGTGTAGCGTTGATAGCTAGGAATCAGATGCTCCGGGAAAGGGATTCGTTCTATTAAGGCACCGTACTGATTGGCTTTTTCTTGTGCAATATCCATAAAGGATCTTGTTCGCCCTGTGCCAATATTCCAGACGCCGTTTTCTTCTACATCTTGATTGATAAATTGAAACTGTACTTTTAGCACATCTTCAACTGGTACAAAGTCTCTGTGGAAATGTTCGCTACCCTCAAATACTTTTATAATACCAGTAGATTGTGCTTGAACAGCAAACTGATGATATGGGCTGGCTTGCGAGCCTTTGTGCGTCTCATTTGCACCATAAACATTAAAGTATCTAAATCCCTGGCACCGAACATGCGTCGGATTGCGTTCGACATAGTGTTCGAATAGATACTTACTCCATGCGTACGGACTTCTAGGATCAACTGGTGCGGTTTCTTTAAAGTCTCGACCAAGGCCATACACGCTAGCCGAGCTGCTCCATTGAAGATTGACATCATATTTTCTACATTCCTCGTAAAGCCAGATAGAGAAGTCTACATTTTGACGCATCACTTTAGCGACATCGCGTTCGGTAGTACTGCTAATAGCACCAAAGTGAAATACCCAATCCAAGCCTTCAATCCGAGGCAAGGTACGCTCGTCCCACTCGTATGTGTAAATTTCGTGGCCGCCAATTTTGTGCCAAAAGCTTACAGCATGGCTACCAATGAATCCTCTACTTCCGGTTATTAATATCTTCAATTATTTTACTCGTTGAATAGTTGGGTACTAGATTGTAAAACTTGATATCTTCACAGTACTCAGATCCAGTGATCTTTTTTCCTTGATAATCCGACCCTTTGACCATCAAGTGAGGCTTGTACAATTTGCAGATGTGTTCTAGTTCTTGTTGGGTGTCAAAAATCCAAACAGCGTCAACACACTTTAAATTTTCCAATTGAAACTTACGATCTTCTTGACGATTAATAGGTCGACTCGCGCCTTTTAATTCCCGTACTTGACGATCACTATCAATTGCCACTAGCAAGTAAGTACCTTGACTACGTGCAAAATTAAGCATTTCGATATGCCCACGATGCAAGATGTCGAAGGTACCGTTAACTATTACTCTTCTGGCTATCCCCGGGCTGTACACGATAATTATCCTCTACTGAGTCTGGTGTTGATACTTCAACAACTGTACCTTGTTCTAAACATACCAGTTGATGTGGCATACAAGGCGGATTATGCCAAGTGTCTCCTTCTACTAATACTTTTTCATTTTGCTGAGCATTGGTAGTATCAATCCATTTGACAACAAATTTACCAGATAGTACATACCAAGTTTCATCTTTATCTTTGTGAAAATGCATACTAAAACGGGCACCTGTTTTGAACGCCATCATTTTACCGCAGTACTTATCGTTGGTAGCCCATATCAATTCGTGACCCCAACCTTTTTCAACAAAACCCTCTAATCTAGTCATGCTCGTTCAATTTCTTCTAATGTAGGACTATAAACACCAATGTGTTGTACAGTTATGCTGGCTGCTCGTGCTGCAAATTGAATTGCAGACGCGATATCTTGTGATAAAACGTAGTTGTATGCGAGAGCAGATAAAAAGGTATCACCTGCCCCGCATACATCAAACGCCTCTACTTGTGGAGTAGAAAACTTGTGTTCTTTATATCTTACACCATCCCTACCGAGGGTAACAATAAGATCGGTAGGATATGTTTTAGCCGCTTCAAATTCCACTTGGTTGATTTTGACGAAGCAGCCCTCGAAGCGGGCCAAGTCGCTTTTCTTTGTATCAACAAATATCGGACCCGAATAACGATAGCGAAGATTTTCAACCGTGTCATAATCAACGCTTCCTTTGTTATAATCACTGACGACTATTGCATTATAGTGGTCTATGTCTGTATAGTCAACTTTTACGGCACGACTAGGCGAATCTTGATCTATCCTAACTAAATGCTGTTTAGTACGCTCATCGATCACACGAGTTTTAATTGAAGTTTTGATACCGTGTACAAACTCGACCTCGCAACCCAGTTTTTCTAAATTATCTTTAACGTTGGCGGCCATACCAGGTCGAGTCACAGTGTGTGTATAGTTGACCACAGGTACAGGTGCTTCGGGACTGATTCTAGTCACAGTGCCGTATTGGTATTGATCAATACCATTGTCGCCAATCAAAAGTATTCGTACTTTAGAAGTATTGGCAGTTGGATCTTGGGAAATAACACTCATTGTTTGCTAACGGTTTAATTTTAATTGTTTCTAGCACAGAACTTTTACCAAGTCCCATTGCAATACTGTATGCAGCACTTTGATTGCCCATAAACAAATCTGCACCTGCAATCACATCAGCTAGTTCTTTAAAGTCTTGCACAGCATAATATTGTACACTAAATCCTGTAAGTTTTACAAAATCCTCGTGTTCATCTGGCGTACCAACAAAGACACCATTTTGTGTGATATTGGCTTGCTCTAACAGTCCTTGCCAGGTGCCTGTACCATTGGGGCAACGATATCTAAATGTTCTGTTAATAACAACGGCCGCTATCTTTTTTGCATCTGCTTCCAACCAAGTTTCATTTAATACTTCGGGCGCAAAAGGTAAACCAAATGTCATGTGATATGCTTGAACATAGTTTCCCTCAAATCCGCGGAATAGTACTCCACGAAAACGGTCTAGATCAACATCTTGATCTCCAGTCCATACTGTAACTTTGTCTGGTCAACAAGGGTCTAAGTAAATCAAAGTCTGCATTTCGAAATCTACCTTGGTGTGCAGGATCAACTTCGTCAGGTCTATAACCGTATTGGGCTACACACTTTTCCAAATTGTCCAATTGAATAGCGAAAGTGCCGCCGCCCATTTTTTTGACCACGCTTAGGCCGTAAATTAAATCGCCAAACGTTCCTGAATGTTTAAAAATCATGTTCTGTCTTAAAATTATAATCTGAATATATACTACCAACTTGCCCCGATTCGTTGCTGCCTGTACATTTTAGTCTATGATCAGTAGCGTGTGGACATCTTTTATTGCCACAATTGGGACATAATATCATTCGCCCCATTGTTACTAATAATCCTGATTCATCTTTCAACCCGTCAAGACATCGCCAACACTTTCCACAATTCATAGTAACTCTAAAATATTATTGGCGATTCTCTCTGCGTCAAAGCTGTCTTTGCAGCGATAGTCACCGTATTTGCATACCACTTGTCTAACGGGCCTCGCTTGATTGTCGTTGCAACCTGCACACTCAACTGCGCTCATAATTGCTGTTGTATTATAACCGAGCATTTCTCTACGATAGGGTAAAATACGCTCAGGTTTTAAATGGGTCTGTAATGCAATAATGTGTGTCCGACTTGCTGCTGCCACATGAAATGGACCCGAATCAATACCAACAAAACAAATGGCATGATCCATTAACAATTTTTGTTGTTGGATAGACAGTTTGCCCCTAGCGTCAACAAACAACGGATGATCTACAAATCCGTCGCGTTCGCTACCAACGCACACAATTTTAAAATCTGTGCGCTCAGTAAACAATTGTTCAAACACAGCGAACCAAGTCTCCCAAGACATGTTTTTTAATTCCCAAAACCATTGTCTGATATGAATCACAATATATCTATCTAGTTCGTTGTCTTGGCAAAATGAATTAACAATGTCCTTATCAAACTCAGTTTCAAATAGTTCTACTGATTTGTTATCCACTGTTGATGTACCAAAAGCGCGATAAAAATAGCTATCCACATAATGATTGAGAGGATTATATTCGTAGGCATCATCCAAATTAATGTATAGATCATAATTTTTTACCTCGGGCATTGCATCAGTGTGATATATGGCTCGCACATGTGGATTGTTGTCAAAAACATTAGGAAATTCTGTTGCTATGTCAATTTCACAATTGTATTTCTTTTTTAACTCTCTAACAACACCGGTACTCATAATTACATCACCAAGTGCAGCTCTGCGTCTAACTAATATCTGTTGTGGTCGTTCAATTTTCATTTAAATAATCTCGAATACACTGAGTAAATTGTAAATCGGGTCTTTGTTGCTGTACTAATTGTTTATTGTGTTTTATTGCAGGGATGCTTTTTTCATATGCCGCCTTAATAACATCAAACGGCTGCTGTAAAAAATCAATCAAGCTTTTTCTTGCTGCTACCAGTCTTGCGCCAGGCTCTACAATATTATCGTAACTGGTATCGATGATATCGTCAAATGTGCAATATCCTTGATCACGCAAATATTGCAATGTGCCTTGATATCCTACATAAAAAAATAGCTGTTGATAATTTATAGCATTGTAAATTTTTTCACTTATAAAAACACCATTATCAAAAAATGTATCTGTCACTATTCCTATATAACTATCAAGATAAAAATTTACATCTGTTTGTGTAAATTCCACGGTATCGTCAATTGCCGGCAAGGGAATTCTATGAGCAATTGATTGACATTCTTGATCAATATGTGCGGCCCACTTTGATTCAATACGATGCTGTATCCAAGGCCCTGGAATGTCAGTATGCATGCATTTATAATTAACTAAACCAAACTGTAACAGCTCATTGTTAATTAGCCCTGCGAGCATGTATCTTCGTGTGTACCAATCTTTGCTGCTTGCCCAATAAAATTTGTTTCGGCGAGTTTTATAACAATCGCGAGTCCAGTCTCTATGTTGATTTTCAATCCGTCTGTTCCAGTGTAAATTACTAACCAAATCAAACATACCAAAACGATAGTACGCAAAGTTAATATCAGGTAATTGATATTCAGAATCGTTAGTCAATTTCCCTGTAAACACTATTACCGGATTTGAGATAGACTGACAAAACTCGCTTAACGGTTTTACCCAAAAATCTCTTTCTTGTATGCACTGAAACACACCGAGCAAAATAATTAATGTGTTTTTGTCTTGAACAGCAATTTGCTTTACATAATCAACAATGTATTCTAAATGAATAGGATATAAATTATATACTACATAATTATTTGTAGGTATATCTAAATGTATATCATATTCACCAGTGTCATACATTTGTTTTTATTTCTCTAACAGAATCATTTAGCTTTTCTGCTACAGTATTTTTTAATTGTACACGAAAATTGTTATAGTCTCGAATTTCTAATGCTCGTCGACCAACTTCGGCTAGATCTGTTCCGTCAATTCTACACTTTTTAAAATCATCCTCAAGACTCCAAATTTTGTTATGCAAAATTTTGAATGCTTGTAATTCGTCCCATATTACAGTTTTATCAATCTTGCTCATTTGCTGTTCGTAAAACTCCAACTCAGCTTGATTGGCGCCGCCGGTACGATCGTATTTGACTTGTGCAATAGCGTATCTATCAACAAGCTCCATTACGGGAAATTCAAAGCTCAATTTGAACCTCCGGAAAATATTTCAAGAAACGATCGTTACTGTGTTTTCTTGCAGTTAAAATTTTGTTTTTGATTTCGTCAAAAAAATTCCATGCAAGAGGAACAAATAAAATCTTATCGTCATTTTTATAGGTTTGTAGTATGTCAACACCAACAACAGGAATATCTTGACCAGGACTGTATTTGCCTTGCTTTATTGGATTATCGTCAATGATAAAATCCAAATTGACATTTGCATAATTAAGCAATGTCATACCTTTGGCTGCTGCACCGTAGCCAACAATTACATAACCTTGTTCTCTAAACATCGCTATTCTTGAACTAAACTCGCTGGCAATTTTTCTTGCTCTGGTAGACCATACACGATATGTTTCGTTGCGCAACAAATTTGATTCTAATGCAATTAGATTTCGAATATGTTCGGGCGCAGATTGGTCGGCACTAACAACAAAAACATAACTGACACCATGAACAGGAGTTTTGATAACATCAATCAAACTTAGTCCGGCACGACGGCACAACTCATTCATTGAGTTGATGTTATAAAAGTTCACATGCTCGTGATAAATTGTATCAAACTCGCCGTTGCGAACCATGTCCGCTTGACTGGTTTGAATAAAAAATAACCCTTTAGGTTTTAATAATGGCTTTAGTAGTTTAAGATATGTGAGTGGGTCAGGGTTGTGAGCAAAACTGTTTTGCGCCACTACTATATCAAATTGCCTGTTGTCCAGATTCCTTATAGATTCTTCGTCCCAAAAACCACAAACTACCTTATGCCCTTTTGCTGTACTGATAGGATGGATATTTTCCGCAGGATCAACACCGTAAGTTAAAAATCCAAGTTTTTGAAAGCAATCTAATTGGCTACCATCATTACAACCAATATCTAACACGCTACCAAATTGTGTTTTAGTGTATTCTCTTGCCCATTTAGCAAACCAAAACATATAATCTAGGTAAGTTTGGCTTGTGCCGCTGACATAAGCATAATCCCGATAAATTACAGCAGGATCAACTACATGAGTTAGTTGCAAATGAAAACATTCAGCACATTGATTAACCGCCAACGGATACAATTGGTTTTTACCTGGCTCAGCTAAAAAATTATTTGCCAGTGGTTGGTTGCCTAAGTCAATTGCTGGTAGCAAATTGTTGCTACCGCATGCCAAACACTCAGTTAATTGTTGACAGTTTTCCATATTAATTTTTAATAGGTACACCATTTGGTGCAATAAATCCTTCTACACCAAGCACTGGTAATTCTTGCACTAACTCTACAGGCAAAAATTTATATAACACATGTTCAATGTCTGCATAACCGCCTTGACTTACTCGCTGCCCAATATAACTTAGGCTATCGTTATATACTTGGATCACACGCTCAGTTTGATCTGCGGGCCAAGACCACAATCTTGCCATGTATTGCAGTTCAATACCAGTTACTTGAAAAGGAAATTGACTTTTTTGTTTGGGTCCAATAATGATACGGTCGGGATATTCTTCGTACACACCCAGATCAAAATCATCATTTAACACATACCGCCCTGACATTTTGTGTATTCTGTCCAGGCCAGCAAAGTCGCCATCGTCTTGGCACATGCGCAAGGCTCGAGCAAAGCACATGATCTCTGTGCTATTTTTAACCACATCCCAGTTGTCGCTTTGATAGATAGCTAACACATCAGGATCTCGACTAAAATCTAACAACAAATCGCAATGCTGTTCTAGTGTATCGCTTTGTGCATCAGTTAATGCTGTGCCGGCACATTCCATTACAATAATTTTAGCATTAGGTACCCGGAACCGAATATTCTGCAAAGTAATAACAGTTTGCGCTAATCGTTCTTCAGGGCTATATATACCAAACTTGCTGTTAACAGCACTTGTAACTACAAAGCCGTGTTTAATCATTTACGCAACCATCTTTCATTCTTTAAAGTCCACTGCACCATTTCGTTGATGCGCTCGCTCAACTTAATCTTGGGCTCCCACCCTAAACGCTTTAGTAGTCCGCCATCTAGTGCATAACGCATATCGTGTCCGGGACGGCTTGAGTGAAAGTCAGTCATTTCATACTTTAGTTCTTTACCTACTGCTGCTGCAATCATTTGTGCCAAAGTGAGGTTATCAATCTCTTCAGTACCAACCAGGTTGAATTTTGGACAGTGGGCGCCGCCATAGTCGCCCCTATGAGTATAGTCCTTGAGACTGAGTATGAACATAAGACCTTCAGCGACATCACGAGCATGGATATACATCCGGCTTCCTGCAACCGTCCTTGTTGGGTCGCTATGTATAATAACTTTTTCGCCATCTCTAACCTTTTGAATAGTTGCTGGAATAAACTTTTCCGGGTGCTGTCTCTCACCAAACACATTCATGGTATGGGTGACCACAATAGGCATCTTATAAGTGTTTTCATACGCAACACAAAACTCCTCGGCTGCCGCTTTAGACGCCGAATAGGGGTTGGTTGAGTTATATCTATCATACTCTTTATACGATACACCTGGCGGTGCAATCCCAAAGATCTCGTCAGTGGAAAAGTATACAAAGCGTTCCAGATTTGGTAAGTTTTTCC